AAGTGGAATCAGTGGGCGGCTGAGAACTGGGATCCAGATGCCAATGTTCCAAAGATGGAGCGGTACTGGAGAGAACGAGCAGAAGAATTAGAAGGACACATATCCAGGGTTCTTAGCCTGTCCAAGGACGGACTAGATCAGTCCACCGAGAAATGGGCTATGGATAATAACGTTTATGTTAAACGATTTAAAACCCAATGGATGAAAGACGGGAAGCTGAACAAGCGTGCTGGATGGGATAAGCTTCTGGAAATCGTCGAAGAGGCTGACGCTGCTATTGTATTTATGAAGAACCGCGACAGCCATTCCCTCTGCGTTATCCGTGAGATGAAACGAAGAGGGAAAAAGCTGTTCGTGGTCGATCTATCTAGCCCATTGGAGCAGATGGACCGTTCTTCTGGGCACTGGACCTAGGTGCTCTAGATTGAGCCTCAATAGCGCCAGCGGCTTCGGCTTCCTGCTGTAACTCACCCAGGATCTGGTCAATCTCGAACTTCTTGTAACCCAGGGTCCTCATTAGCTCCTGGCGAGAGATTAGACCACGGCTGGCTAGAGCAACGGCCTCCATCTTTTTCTTATCGTGAGCACCCGCGTGTAGGCTTCCCGGCATGATCTGCAGGGAGAATTGCTTCCAGAAGCTCTGTTTCCGCTCCTGACTTAGGGAGCTACTGGTTTCCTCACCTGGGTGTAGCTTTCCAGGATCAACCTCAAAGTCCTCCCATGTCAAGCCATCCGCGCCTAGCATTTTCAGACGCTGTTTAACAGTGTAGAACTGAATTACGTTAGAGACCTTCTGTTGACCTACCCGTTGAATGAATGACTCAATCATGCGTTCTTCACGGCGCAAGGGGGTCTGTAGAGCATCTCGCATTTGATCTAGCGTGTCGCCGGATGGCATTTGCTGCTTCATCCCCATATTGGCAACGTCAACCATGCCTGCCATTTTGTCAAACTCTGGCAGGATTACGCGGCTGTACAGGTCTCCGACATACGAAGGCACCATCGGGATTGCTCCGTACTGGATATCGGCTCCGATGTTTACCTGAGGATTGACCTTCAATTTAGCCCCAGGCATATCCGAGAGATACTCTCGCCAAGCTGCATCCGAGGCCACGTTAGTCTTAGTGATGATAGTGGGATTTAGCGCCCTCTTGGTCATGTCTAAGACACCGGCGGGGATCTCGTTAATCGCGTCCTGCATCGGCAGCAAGGGGCGATAAGAGCTTAGCCCATAGTAGGACCAGGGAACTGGATTTAATTTTAAATCGATAAACGGGTACATCCCATGCCAGAACGGAGACGGACCATCGTACATCAATCTATCACCGGCGTAAATGATTAGTCGCTTACGGGGATAGAGGCGTTGACCAGGACGAACTTCGTACCACCAGTTGTGCATAGACTGGGGAAGAAATGGATCTTTTACAATAACAACTCGATTAGACTCATTGATAGTCAAGTCGTCGTAGTAATACTCTTCTAGCTCTACCGCTCCATAGAGTTTGCTGCCGCTATATAAATCAGGCTGCTGCTTTACCCCGACTAGCCGTTTAAACTGCGGAGACATCTGCGTCCAGGTGATCTCAGGGATATGGGCTGGACGAGTAAAGCTCTCGTTAGACTTGGCGTCTTGCCATTTAGCTTGCCGCTCGATCCCCTCGGAGTTTAATGGAAAGACCTTTTTAAAGTAACTAATAGGCTTCCAGTTTCTATAAAGAACAGCTACTGAGTCTTGAATGCTGCGTAGGCTAGGCTGGATGGGTAGAACATTATCCGGCCCTAGAGCCAAGGAGGTCATTGAGCCGGGACTGGAGGCTCCTTCACGGACGAATCCAATACCGTGAAGCATAGCAATATCAACAACATCCACCAATGTGTCCGAGGAGCATTGACGAATCCACTCGGCCCTCAGGACGCCCGCAATTACATCGGCAGTATCGGCGTAAGCCTCGGTGTTGGACAATACGTCAGCCACCGGCCTAGAATCAGTAAGCAGAGCTAACTTCTCACGGCGAGTTAGCTCTAGCTTATTTTCTACATATCTGGATTTGTACTTAGGACGGCGATTGTCCCACTGGTTCCCCTCTAGATATCGGATATACTTTTCTACGTTACTGTACTCTGGAGAATTCCGATAGGCTAAATGAGCCTGCTCTTTAGTCTGGTCTCTCCAGTCCTGCATTGCCCGTAAATAAGTTTTACGGTAGTCTGGAGTGTCTTTTCCGTCAGCAGCTAAAGCAGGGGAGTGTGGTATTTGTACCATCTAGTTAAATCCAGGTTCCTTTGTGTCCACGAGTATTCTGCTCTTTTCCATCTTTTCCAGCAGTAACCTCGCTTGGGATTTCAGCCGGGTCATAATACCCATACCGCTTACAGAATTCCTTCTGGTCTTGCTGTGTGCGGATAAGGTGCTTCTTGACCTCTACAGTCTCCGGATCACTAGAAGTAGCAAAATGTCCTTCAGTATTCTCGCCGCAGTACTGACCCATATCCTTTGCCCAGGATACCTTCGGTGCGCTCATTAGTCGCGTTACCGGAGTATTGCACCCTGGGCAGTTCGGATCTGGATTATCCCACCGCTTTAAAAGATACTCGAAGCTGTCTCCACTCTGTGAACATAGCGAGTTTTCACAAGTACCTTCAAATGTCGGCATTCAGATTACGCAGCCGCCTTTCTCAGCATCTCCAGAACGGCGTCAGATGTCACTGTCTCGGCCTTTGTTGCCTTCTTGATTTCTCCTACGGTCTTCTCGTTTAGCGGAACCCAGAATACATCAGGCATCATCTGATACAACCAGCCATTAGCGTGGATATGACTCCAGCACTCCTGGATTAACTCATCCACCGACATCCCCTTGAAGTCCGCGTTCTGCTGGAAACTGTCAACCAGCGAAGGATCTAGGGTAATCTGGAATGTACGTAAACCACGGCTGGACTTACCAGCTTGATCTATCAGCTTAATAATGTCTGTAGAAGACGAAATCTCAGACTTGGCAGCCTTACTCAACTGGGCCACCTCGGGGCCAGATAGCATTAGGCCACCGTTGGAATACTCGTGCAGATAAGCCTCGATACAAGACTTTAAGAATCCAGCAAACCCGCCAGCCGGAGCCGCGCCGGACAAAACTTCATGATCCTCAGGGTCTAGTTCAAATTCTACTGCAATTTTAATTTTTGAAGTTGCATTACGTGCCATAAATACATTATGACACGGATATCTACTTTATTTCCAACAATCCCTATAGCACAGAATAGTCCGGAATATACGGGTCGCCCTCTTCATAACTAGACAAGTACCCGTCAGGTTCTTGATCATAATCGCGTAAATCTCTTCTCGGGTCCTGGGATTTGGCGATTTCTAGGTTGATATTCCGGTCTGACTTTAGAATCATCGATGAACAAAATGGACATTTCCTGATAATTGAAGGGTTATCGGCCCCCCAATCCTTATAACACCGGCTGCAGGTCATCTTATACAGACAAAGAGAGGCGTCTTTCTCTATTTTGGTAGGAATGATTCCATAATTGTCCTCATAATCCCCTTGGTGGGCTGTGTAGAGGGCAATCATTGCCGCCATTAGGATGTCGTCTTTGAATCCACGCTGGGCACCCGTTCTAAGGCTGTCTTCGTCCTTAGTAAAGACTTTCACTTGCTCAAGTAGCCGCTTGTCACGCGCATAGAAGATGCTCTCTTTTAGCCATCGGTCTACCGTTACAATCAACTTTGGCTTAGTGTTTTGTTGGGTTTGCCAATGGAAGGCGCTAGCGGCGGTAGAGTAAGTTCGCTTCTTGTAGATGTTCGGGTAGGTTAAATTCTGTAAAAGCTGATCGGCTGTTGAGTTTCCTGGGGAGTTGTACTCGATGGCAACCATGGCATCGTTATACCATCTTCCTAGCTTAGCTAGCTCGTAAGCCAATTCAATCGGCTCAATAATATTAGACACAAAAGTGGCAACATGGACATCATCAGCCCCTTTTACTCCAACTCGGTTTACCCAGGCTACGGAGTCGTCCTTGCCTTTTCCGAATCCTACGTCTACCCCTATCTGGTAATTAGCCCCAGGAATAGGGTCTTCCCATACCGATAAATGATGAGGTTCTGTCTCGTGATGAACAGAGCATCCCGCCAAGTGGCATTTGCGGGTTAAATCGTCAGAGTCAAACCCATGAAAGAACCCATGACGATCAAAGAACCCCTTCTTGGGTGGAGGTGACTTTTCGACCATGTACTCCAGGTTCTCAACTGCCTTTTCGGAGAATACCTGCTCCCCGCCAGCGATAAAGGCTTCCTCTGCCGTTAGGGCTAATTCCTGCTTGATCGACTTAGGGTTAGAGGCGTTGATTTTTTCATTTACGATGAAATAAATCTGATCAGTGGTTAGAGTGTACGGCTCCAGCTTTGAGATGTTGCAAACTGGACAGGTCTCTCCATCTCTAGTCCCCTTTCCTCGCCTTCGGTTAAAGAATCGGCGACAGCCTTTATTCCCACACTGCACCCAGTTCTCGTAAACCACAGAGCGCATTCTGGTTTCTTCTTCTCCCAGCTTCCACCCCTGAGGGGGCGCTAGTACTCGCGTAGTCTCAAAGAAGTAGGGTAGGAATACGGCTTCCCAGTCAGAACGC